AACAGTGTTACCAGCAACAGAGTTTGCACCTTTACCAATATTTACGCTGTTTATACTTGCATCAACAGTAAACGTAGCCTTTCCTGTACTGTCTATTCTTAATCTTTCAGTAGGAGAAGAAGCACCATCAGCCGTTGTGCTAAATACCAAACGACCTGGCATATCATTAGCTCCAGGTGTGCCATCTACTTCACCAGCTATTTGCGCTCCTATTGTTTCAAGGTCAACTCCATCACCCCCAGCAAAACGAATATGACCCATAGCGTCATCTTCTAAAAGAATACCTGATGCACTTCCTCTAGCGTGTCCTAAAGCAAGAGTTCCTGATGGTCCTGTAGAATTTACAGTGCTATAAAAAGCAGCAGATATGTTACCCGAAGTATGTTCAACTTGTAGTAACGAGGCTGCACTTGATGCGACATCAACGCTCGTACTCGATCCAATAAGCAATCGTTGTGAACTATCAACTCTTAGGGCTTCACTGCCACCAGTCTCAACAGAAACAGTATCAGCAGCAGGGAATCTTATCGCAGTATTTGTATCGCCAGAATGAATTATCTTATCTGCAATAGTTAAATCACTTGTAGAAGTTATAGCTCCAGTAACAGCTAAAGTACCAACAACACTTACTCCTGTATCAGCAGTTAATCTTGTTGTTCCTCCAGCAGCCAAACTGACAGTATTAGTTCCGCCAAATATTCCGCTATCACTATCTCCAAAGTTTATAGCAGGTGCAGAATTAGAACCATTAGGCATGGTCAATACACCTGTTAAAGTACTACCAGCTTTTGCCACATAGTTAGTGTTTGATGTGGTACGTTCTGCAACTGTTACCGCATTTAATCCAGCAGGGGTTACAACTCTATTTGTAGCTGTTCCAGTTGTTGTCTCACTATTAGTTGCTAATTCAGATATACCCGAAACTGTAGTTGTAGCAGTGGGTGTTGATAAACTTCCTGGACCAAATATTTTTACAATCGTATTATCACTGGCTCGCATAAAGCCACCGATGCTATTTATATTTGCGTTAAGTGCTATCTCACCTACAGCAGGTAAATCAGATGTACTTGGAGTACTATCCTGTACAACACTATTCTTTAATTTAATTTGAATTGCCATAGTTTACCTTGACTTAACTAAAGGATACATCAATTTAGTAAGTTCCTCCACTAAGTACGGAAACATTTGCGAATTGACCGCTTGCCTGAAGTACTAATAATTGACCAGTTGTAGGACTTGATACTGTTACATCAGATAAATCATTCAAACTGGAAACACTACCTGGTCCAGATAAAGTATCAATTCTATCCCAATTATCCGCACCCACGCATAAACACCAATCACCTGCATCAAAGCTAGTACTTGGTACAACTGCTGTTCCATTTCCAGGGGTAACACAAACAAAGTAAGCTCCAGTTAATGTTGCTGTACCTGCTGGTATTGCATTACTTACAGTAAAACCTGCTGATGTTCCAAAAGCTGTAAGTGTAACTATTGTTCCGTTACTAGCATTAAATGTTCCGCAAAATCTGAGGTTTTCTTCTGCCAATCTTCCAAAACCAACAGAAAAGAAACTGTTTCCGTTAAATATTCTTAATTGTCCTGTTGATTCTTGTAACCAGAAAACACCAGTAGGTAAGTCAGATATATCAGGAGATGCTTCTTGTATAAATCCAGTAGACAAGTTTGCCAGCTTATCCATTGTAATCGCATCATTTGCTACAAAGCTTGTTCCAAACGTACCAGTAGTGATTTTTGAAGTGGCTAAATCAGGAATATCACTAGCAGCAAGAGTTGTTCCTGAAGTAACAATACCTTGAGCCGATACTGTAACTTTTGGATATGTACCTGCTGTTACTCCGCTATTTGCAATAGATAAAACACCTGTACCAGAAATAGCTAAAGGAGCAGAAGCAACTGGTATTGATACAGCACCAACAGCAGATGCAGTAGCTAAAGGTAAATCACTCGCAACAAGAGCAGCCGTTCCTGTTATTAATCCTTGATCGTTAAAAGTAATTCCTGATCTAGTTGCAGCAGTAACAGTGTTGTTTATAGATAATGCACCTGCTGCTGTAATAGCCAAACCACCTGCTGATGGTACGCTTACACCTCCAACTGCTGATGTTGTAGCTTCTGGTATATCACTTGCAACTAATGCTGCTGTAGCTGTTATTAATCCCTGTGCATTGTAAGTAATACCATTTCTTGCAGATGCTCCGCCTGTTACTGCATTGTTTATACCTAAATTACCTGATGCTACATTTAATGATCTATCAATATTAGATGTATTTAATTTAGCTGCTGTAATTGTTCCATCTGTTATTTTTGTACCTGCAATTCCTGATGCTATCTTTGCGTCAGTAACAGCAGTATTTACTATAGCTGCGGTATCAACAGCATTATCAGCTAATTCACTAGAACCAACTGCGTTAGCAGCAATTTGTGTAGCAGTAATAGTATTATCAGTAATTTTGGCAGCAGTAACAGCATTATTGGCTAACTTATCCGTAGTAATATTTAAGTCTGTAATTTTTGCAGTAGTAACAGCATTTGATGCGATAGCTCCACTGTCTACTGCATTATCAGCAAGTTCAGACGATCCAATAGCATTAGCAGCAATGTTACCAGCAGTGATAGTATCTGAAGCAATCTTTGCACCTGTTACAGCAGTATTGGTAATAGCAGCCGTATCTACGGCATTATCTGCTAGTTCATTTGCAGTTACAGAATTATTAGCAAGTTGAGTGGATGTAACAGAAGCAGAAGTAAGTTTCGCTCCAGGAATATCACCATCGCTAAAATTAGTTTTAACAAAAGTAACAGCACTATCAGCTATTTTTGCTGTATTTATAGCTGTATCTGCAATTTTTACTGTAGTTACATTTAAGTCTGTTATTGCTGCTGTATCTACTGCATTATCTGCAAGTTCACTAGAAGTAATAGCATTTGCTGCGATCTGCGTAGCTGTGATCGTATTATTTGCTAATTTCGCACCAGTTATAGTTGCATCTGTGATCTTTGCATTCGTAACAGCGTTATCAGCTAAAGTGGCAGTAACAATTTGTCCTACAGATAAAGGATAACTAAGTGCTGTAGCTGGTATTGATGCTGCATCTACTAATCCAAAAGCACCCTGTACAAAGTTTTTTGCAGTTATTTTCTTAGTTTCTGTTGCACTGACATCTGCAAGAGCAATCGGGTCTGTTGCTTGCAGTTGGGCTGAACCTAATTCTGGTAATTGTGTAATCTGTAGATCAGCCATGTCAAGTTACTTTTAAGTACATCATAAATCTTATTTTAAGGATCTTCAAGTAAAATACCATCTCCATCCTCTTGCAATATCTTATCACTACTTTCTAATAACAAGAATGATGGTGGAACTCCGTTATGAAGTCTAATCACACCATTAGTTATAAATTCTATCCGTGCTTCTACTAAACCACTTGCAGGTACGTTGACAGCTACATTAGTTACTACACACATTGATTGATACCAAACGCTGTTCGTAGTTTGAGTTGGATCGTGATAGACATAAAATCTTCCTTCAAAGTCTGCTCCCTGCTGCATCCGTACCAATAATTGACTTAGATAAACAGGAAATTCTGGACTTTCAAAATCACTTGTATCATTTTGAAAATTTCTATGCTGCCATATTGTTTGTATCGTTCCCTGTCCTGATATAAGACCGTTTTCATACTGCTGTCTAAATTCTTCTCCCAAATTACTAACATCAACAGTATCTCTTGTTGTTGTAATCTCAAATTCAGTAATCTTTGCAAGAGGTCTAAATCTAGTATTTCTGGTGCGTATTAATATATTCTTTGTTGAAGATGGTGCTGTTAATGTAAGTGCATCTGTAACTTCACCAGCTAAAGCAGATGAAAAAGTGTTATATAACTTAATTCCACCCATATCATCAATATGGATATATTTACGCAAGTCAGGAAAATCATGACTAGATAATAATTCCAAATTACTTCCATCAACAGTTTCTATCTCAATTTGATCGCCTGTAATTAATGAACCATTAATATTTTCAACAGAAAATCTTTTTTTAGCTGTATTTACATCAGCAGGGTTTAAAGATGTTCCTATCTGAGAATTTAAAGCATCACGTTTTAATTCAATAAAACCTGTCGATCCAAAATAAATAGACATTTATATAGCAAAGTCAGTAGGTGCTCCACTTACTTCAAAACTAATATCTGCTGCTGTTACTTCTCCTACTGAACTTGTAATAGCAATACTTGTTGGAATCGCTAAAAACTCTATATATCTACCAGCACTAGACCCATCATTAATTCTTAATTTGAATTTCATGGTAGTGCTTTCTGTATTAACCCCATCATTTCCGGCACTATCACCTTGTTTAATACATTTTTGTATTAACGTAGTAAGCTGACCAGCACCTCCTCCAGCTGTTTCTTGATAATAATAAACACTAGCACTGCCTGTATAACTTCTAGTACCATGAATTATTGTTCTATCAGTATCTTCTAATGAAACAGTTTCTAATACTGCTTGATTAAAACTAAAAGACCATGATCTAACTTTGGCAACTTTCGTACCATCTACAAATAATTGTCCTTCTTTACCAGAATAAAAGCCAGCCATCGTTTTAGTTTAATTTTAAATACATTCTAATCCCCATCAAGGCAAGCGACAAATTTACATTGCACATTTACTCTGTTAGGTCTGACACTTGTAACCTTAGGAGGACCATCAAACCTGTATCTTAACAGAGTTCTTCCAAAACCTTCAATTTCTCTAAATTTATCAAATAAATTCATGTTTGTTGTATCAGGAAGAGTCATCCCTGCAAGTCCATCGCCAGTATTAAATTCAATATAATCATAATCAGAGTTAACTTCTTCATATAAATTTAAAATAAGATTAGCTTCGTTATCTGTAATATTTGTAAATCCTAAAGTTAATTTTGCATCTACTTTTTTGTTTCCATATCTAAGTACAGTTTTTGCACCATTTTGTGCGACAAATTCTGTCTGTGGGTAAGTTCCAGGGGTGTAGCTTCTAGAAGAAGGTTTTATAGGTGGAAAAAATCTACTGGTTGCCATTACACACCTGTAAAATCATTAACGGGATCATAATTTATTGTAGCAAGAGTTCCATCAGATAAAAGAGGTGCATGACTTCCTGATAATTCAATTAATCCTTCATCTGTGTATGTAATTGATTCAACTTTATATAATCTATTAGATTCACTTGTTTGTTTTACTGTAAAGACAGATCCATATAAGTTTGCATTTGTAGCATACCCATCTACAACATTTAGATTAGATTCTTTAACTTCTTCTGTTCCTGGTTTCCAATGATAAATATTGACATTCGTAAGACTATTATTACCCACGCTTTGTACAACTCCATCAGAAGATATTACACCGTTTTCAAATCTGCTAGTGTGTGTAGCTTCTGAAATAAACCTTATATAATCTCCAGGCTTTAATCCTAATGCAGCCTGTGGTGTAGTTTCAAATTTGATACCATGATCTACTTTTTTTCTTATCATTAATGCGTGTTGTAAAAATTCTTCAGCGTGATTTTGAGTAGTACAAAAATCTGACATATCAAATACTTCTATTGGTAATTTTTCAATATCGCTCTGCGTTAACAAATCATCTTCAGCAACTGCTAAAGTAATTGATTCTGTTTCAGAAAAACCATTTGGAACTTCTCTTCTAAAGTAAGCTGTGCCTATAAAATTTTGACGTTCCTCTGGAGATAAGAAGCTAACCTTTAAATTCTTTGTATTGCCATCAGTAAACAAAGCTCGAACTAATGGTTTTTGTGTACGTTCAATTACATAAGTACTAGGATTAAAAGGAACAGAGGGAAATAATGAAAATTTACCCCCAAGAATTGTAAAATCTAAAAAATTAAATACTGCGTTTTGGTAAATAAACTCTCTTACGTTTTGCTTATCAGTTATAACTCCATCCCAATAAAATTTATTAGCTTCGCAAAATTTAGCAGCAGTTACCATTCTATCTTTATCAACAGAACTAACTCCAATAGAATTTGCAAGCCCAAATTTTTTATCAGTTAATAAGGCATAAACTATTTCAGGAAATAAGTTGGTTGGCCCGAATATTGGTACATCAAATGGTCTGCCTTTAGCTATGTTTTCAACTTTAATACCCTCCTTAATATATGCAGAAAATTGTGAAAAACTATTCCATTCTTTAGAACTGCTAAGACGTAAGGCAACGTTAGCAATACCTGCATTATCTACAGCGTATGGTGGTGGACTACCTAAATTACTTTGTTCGTTTACATAAACTATTTCATGTTCTGGTCCGTCTTGATGACTGCTGCGTTCTGCATCGTATTGATAGTAGTCTGATAAAGCATCAAATGGGTTTAAATTTTTACCTTCAGGCCAAGGATCTGATACAAATTCACTAAAATCAGTAACTATATCAATATTATTTTTACCTGGGAAATTTCCTGTAGCTGGAATACTAATCCTGTCACTATCTTTATAACCACTACCTCTTTGATTAATCTCCCAAGTTGCAGCAGCATATTGATTATTAATAGGGCTTAAATAAACTTTAATATTTACAGTTAATCCAGATCCGTTTCCGCTTGTTGAAGTTGAAATATTTTCATGCACGATAGGATCTACGTCACGAGTTAACATTTCATATTTAATTATTCCGTAATATTCACCACGTCTGTGCTTTGGTTTACCTCTAAAAGTTTGTATATGTGGACCAACACCATATCTAAAACCATCCCCAGGTTCATAATAAGGATGAACATAAGGATCTCCAATAGTGATGGTATTTGGATTTCTTAAAGGACCATTTATTGTTTGATTTCTATTTCCAAAATACGCTGACCAATGAGGAGGTCTATCTCTTGTACTCCACACCCAAGTACTACCATAATTTTGTGTTTTATAAAAAATTACAGCTTCGCTTCTTAAATTTGCATCCATATTAGATGTCTTTCTATCTACTTCTATCCATCTCGTAGATTGTGGTATCGTTCCATCGACAGTCTCAAGAATCCTATTAACTTTACCTCCGTCTACATCAGTCGGTAAATCACCTAAATACCATTCAGTATTTGATACATCACCACTTCTTAGTTTTTCTTGAGATCCTTTAAAATAAATATTATAAACTTCTTCATTTGGGCTAATCTCATACGAAAGAAGTTCTCCAGCAGAACTTAATATTCTTACAGGGTTGTTTCGATCAACAAAATCTCTTTTTATTAAATTTCCTGGAAAAGGTAAAAATCTAAATTCGTATTCTTTCTTTGGTGTACTACGATGATTAATTCTTATAAAATTATATTGAGGTTGCGGTGAATTACCTCTAATACCAAAAGGTATGCCTTGGTCTATATAATTCCAATCTGCTTCACCAACACCAGCAACTCTTGCCTGTAATCTAAAAAAACTATATCTAGTAAGATATTTACTCATTCCACCAAGCGATATATTCCCGTCATCATCGTTATATCTTTTGACAACTCCTTCTGTAGTGTCAGCATTTTGTTCATTCCAGCCGACAGCGCCAGGGTGACTATTTACATTAGGAAAACTTGTTACTTGTTTAAAAACTTTTGACTTCAAACCTATTTCTGTAACATCACAAACTTTACTGTTACTTATAGTTCCAATAGCAACTTTTTGTAATGTTAATAATTGATAGCCTGAATGAGCAGCTTGTAATCCCTCTGTACCGCTTCTTACATCAATTTTGCCAGGTGTATCAACTCTAAAAGTACAATCTTGATAATGTTCTGGTGTCCATATAGGTCTACTTTTTTTAATGCAAACGGCTAAAGCTGATCCTATTAAGTAAGATTCACCCACTTGAATAGCATCATCTGATTCTTCTCTTGAAGCATTAACGGCTGATTTAACATCTTCTACACCCCAAGGGTCAAACTCTTCACCATATTGTGTTTCGCTATCCATGTCTCCAATGGTGTACTGTATATCTTTATTTTTTTCAACATTAAAACTATTTCTATTTGTGTCACTACCGTTATAATTCACTATCGAAGCATATCTTGGAAAATTAGTTCTAAGCTTTTGTCTTTTTTTATCTATATCTCTTTTATTATCGCTTTTTAAGTTTTTCTGTTTTAAAACTAATTCGTAAGGAACCCTATATCTCATGCTGTTTGGCATAGGTGAATACGCTCCAAACTGCACTTGTGTATTAGGAGTTCTTGCACTACTGACAATAGTATCTATAGCGCCAAGCTGTTCATCCCAATCAACAGACATTACATCTCTAAACTTACTGTTATTTCTGTCAACTTGAGGTTCCAAAGTGCCTTCTGAATACTTTTCTGGCCCTTCCTGTGGTCTACCACCATCAGTCATTATATATAAAGCTAATTTTTTGTTTATATAATTTTTAAGTAATAAATCACCTATTGCATAACCTGCAAATTCTGGTTTAGCTGCTAAATCTGCCAAACCGATCATAAATAAAGCCTTTAACTGTTGCCCTGTGCCAAGACTTATCATTTGCGACCATAGCAATCTAGTGTTAACACGAACACCTCCATAATAATATTTATAATCTCCTATTATCTCTGTTTCTTGCTTAGTAAAAACAAGAGGCACTATTTCTCCAAGTTTTGCAAGTTCCTGTACTGAATTAAAACCTGTCTGTGGAGCAAATCTTTTTGGACCTGTTTGACCAGCAGTTGTAAGACTAGGAGGAGTTTTAGGTGCTCTAGGTTTTGGTGTTAATAATATTGAAACAACTGTAAGAATAATTCCTAAAAGTAGTTGTGCTCCAATATTACCTGCCATTGCAGAACCTATAAATGTCGCAACAAATCCATTTACAACATAAGGAATCTCATCATATTCTTTAGGTCTTTTTCCATTATATGCTTGTGTTAATTCTACAAAATACCAATATTCATCTTCTGTTATTCCTATTGTTTCACATAATTCAATTTCTGCGGGGAGTAACACCCTACGACCTCCAGGCCGTCTAAAGGACTCCATCTTACCTCCGATTCTCCGCAGTTTATCCATCCTTCCTCATAGTAAACAGCAAGACCAAATCCATTATTAGATTTACATAATGCAACTGTACCTATATTAAACTGTTTTGTCTCGTTTCCCCACTTTTCGAGTTCTTCTTTAAATATATCAAAGTCTTTTTTTCTTACTCTTCTATACCAATTCCTTGTAGGTTCAGGTGAGTCTATACCATAGTATTTTAAAACTGTACGAGCCAAAGATAAGCAATCTACCGCATGATGCTTGATAGGGTCAGCACCTAATCTATAAGGTAAACCAATAAGTTGATGTGGCTTCATCTGTTCTGAATATCGCTTGATACTGGTAGTTTACCAACAGCTTGAGTCGTTAATACAATACTCGGAACATTCACACCTACAGCATCTACTGCACTACTTAATAAAACCTCTACAACTTCTGAATCGTAAGACATAGAAGCAGCAAGCCATGTATCCGTGGTTAAAACGTTTGTTATATTATCAATATTATCATTAGCTGCAATACATACATTTACTTCAACAAAATATCTATTAAGTACAGCTTCCTGTGCTTTTGCCATGCTTAATGGATGATTTGCCATAATTAAATTAGATTCAATATTATCTCCTGATCTATTTATAGTTGTGCCTTGATAAACAAAGGGTAAGTAATGATAATTTTTACCATTAAAAGAGATTGTATTTTTTGCAGATTTTACATCCTCTGAAGGTTCTCTTTTGGCATTTTGAAGTAAATGTTTTGTACTTTTATTTTCATTTACATCTACACTAAATACTTCTACAAAAGTTATTAAGGTTGTAATACTCATAATCCAAGAGATGCACGTTGACTTCTAGAGTTTCTAAGTGTATTCATAGTTTGTGCTTTACCTGCCATTGCACCTTGTTTTGAAGCAGCACCAATAATATCAGGCACAGCAGATTTTGGAACGTACTCATCTCCATTGAAGTTAAGAACAGGACCAGTGTATTCAACTATTGCATTACCAGATCCACCTGCAACTGTACCTGATTCATGGCTACCACCTGGAATTACCGCACCACCTCTAGCACCTGCTGAATATCTAGCCATCGCACCATCCATCTTAGAAGCAGGTATGACGTATTCCGATTCACCACCTTCTCCAATCATTCCAAGGGTAGGAGAATTTACAACACCACCTTGCTGAAATGCTTTAAATCCACCTGCTCTGCTATATGAACCTTGTTTACTTTTAGTAATACTGAACACATTATTAAATATGTTTTGAAAAGCAGCGTTGAGGAACATTTTTGCCAGTGACTTAGCAATAGATGCTAATGATTCACCTAATGATTTTGTTCCTTCAATAAGACCCATAAGAGCATTTGTCATTTCATTGGCTAACAAGTCTGCAATTTCTTCTTTAGTTACTTTTACTTTTTTAATTTCACGTCCTTGATCTTCTAATGCTTTTGTAGCTTTCTCTGTTTCGCCTAGTATTTGTTTTCTTTTATCAAGAATGTCTGCTAATAATTCATCAATTTTTTCTAAAGTTTTTCTATCTTCTTCTGAATTTGTTAATTGTGCTCTTTGAATATTCAAACTGTCTCTTAGTCCATCTAAACCCTCTAAAACTTTGTCTTTAACTTGTTCTCTTTGTGCTATTTCTTTTGCAACAGATTCAGAAAGACCTGTTTCTGTTAGTTTTTTAATAGCTTCTTTAAGATCTTTTTCTTCTTGAGCTTTTTGAACTAATTTGTCATGTTCTAAAGTTATCTCAGACATCTTAACTTTTTGATCTTCTAAAGCAATTCCTATTCTTGCGATCTGTTCTAATTCTTCTTCTAACTGAGCTTCTCTTTTTGGATCTTTTACTTTTCCTCTAGCGTCTTTATTTTCTCTTAGAGATTTTAATTCTTCTCGTCTATTTACTATTGAAGTATTTTTACTATTTTCTATAAATCTATCAAGCCTTGCTTTTTCTGCTCCTTTTGATATTCCTAATAATTTATCAACAGCATTTATAACAATAAGAAGAGAATCTTGCATTTTCATCATTGCAATTTTAAATTCACTGCCTACTAATGATGCTTTCTCTCCAAATTCTTCTAGCCTTTTAGTAGCTTCTGTTCCTATTGTTTCTCTCATCTTCTGCATCGCAGCATTGAAGGCTGCTTGCTTTCCTTGAAGTTGCTCTATTATCTGTATTCTTTTAGCCTCTGCTGTACCTGCAAGACCCATTGCATTTACCAAAGCATTTGTGTCCTGTACAAATGGACTCATTGCTTTACCTAAGTCTCCTAACCTGCCAATTAGTTGTTGGACTTGTTGAAGAACAGCAGTAGCAACAAGACCTCCTGCAAAACCTCCCATCTGACCACCCATCTTCGTTCCTGCAAAACCACCAGCAAAACCAGCAGCACCTCCAAGCAAACCTTGTCCAAATAGCAATGGAAACGCACCAGAAACAAGTCCGCTTGTTAAGGCTGCCCTGTTTCCTCTAGGGTTCATTCCTCCACCACCAAAACGTCCTCCACCCATTCCTCGTATTGATCCAAACTGTCTTTGCCTACTTTTTTCTTGTGTAATAAATTTTTCTGTTTTTAAAGTTTCTAATGCTGCGTCTTGATGTGCTTTCGCCAATGTAAATAATTTCTGATCATTTGCTATTGATGCTCTTTTAATTGCTGCTCTAGCTTTATCTACATTTAAACCTTGTGCTCCTAATCTTTCTATTTGATCTCCAATATTTCTAGTTTTTACCATTGAAGCTCGTTGAGCTTCCTTTAACTGTGCTGTTGTTTTTTCAATTCTAACTGGTACAGCACCACTACTACCTTGATTTATTTTTCCTGATAATCTAGAAATATTGTTTAACGATCTTTCTAAAGCCTGTACTTGTTTTAAGCCATCAACAATAACATTAATTTTTGCGTTACCAGCAGCCACAAACTTTTATTTTTTTCTTATTCTACCTGCGTCTACGAATTTTTTCCATTTCTTTCTCTTGATTTTCATTTAAAACTTGAAAATAAGCACTCCAACCGATTATTTCTTCTAACGTCATTTTTCTAACATCAGCAAGACTCATCCCTAATTCTTTAGCAATACCAAACTGCAACATCATTAAACCATCTTTACGCAGTTCAGCACTTAGTCTTTTGGGTCTAAAGGTTCTTCATCCTCCTGAATAATACTTAACATTAATTTTTGTAAGTCAGAATCTCTTACTTCATTTTTAAGAACATCTATCTCACCTATTTGAAATAACTTTTCTCCTGTTTCATCCTGTGCTTTAGTTAATAGCAAACGTAAAGCAAATTCATTAGCATCATCAGATTTTGCCATTCTTTGTGCTCTTTCTTTTTCAGCTAATGTAAGAGGTGTTACCCACATTTCAAAAACAGTTCCATCTGATAAGGTAACTTCTTTTTTTGTAGCTTCTAAATTAGCAGCTTTACGCAAGCGATCAATTGCTCGCATAGTTTTTGTAGATGCCATAAATTAATATTATTACTATCTCATTCTAGTCTAGTTATCTAATAAACTCAACTATTTATGTAGTAGCAAAATCAAATGTAGGCTGAACAGCAGGTCTAAATTCTACACTTACTGTCTGTGCATCGTCTGGATTCACATTTAATGATGCAGCAGTTAATGTAGCTTCAAACTCAATAAATCTACTTAACGTATCACTAACAGAACCACCAGTAAATACTTGATCCATATATAGTTTCATAGCTGCACCTACTTGCTGTCTCTGTAGCACATCTTGAACCATGCGGTTTACCATTGCTGTATCTTCGTTTGTAAAATAAGCAGTAGCAGTACCTGTACCATCACCAAAACCAGCAATATATTTTCTAAACGGAGTAAATTGTGTTGGAGTACCACCAATAGTTGTTACATCTATTTCTTCTCTGGATATTTCAAATGTCCACTCTCTAACTTGTGAAACACTGGCAAAAGCTGCATAAGCAACTTGAAACTCATTTGGAGATGCTGCTGTTCCAACATCAGTAATATTTACTGCTGAACCACCAGAAGTTGCTGACACCTGTAATGCTCCTGTTGTGGCTGTATATGCAATCACATAAAAAGTATCAGAAGTAGTCAACCCTGCTGGTAATGTCCCCGTTCCAGATCCACCAGTTTGAGAGTTGATAACGCTGAACTTAACAGGATCACCTACTTTGAAATTTAGATAAGTTTCAACAGTGATAGTTTCAGTTCCAATGTTTACGCCACCTGTACCAAAAGTACCTTTTGTACCAGCAGGTTTGTAATATAAAGCTCCAGATGTTCCAGATAAAGCGGTGACAGCCATGATTCTTAAAAAGAATTGTATATCCTATACATTAGCGTGTTTTTTGCAATTTGTTTAGCTTATAACTGTAGCAAAATAAGAAGTATCTATTCTACCTTCAAATAAAGGGGGATTTTCTGTAGTAGAAAATGTTGGTCCGTCAATATCTCCAGTTCTAAAAAATACTCCAGAATTTGTTTTTGCAGTGTCATTTAATGTTTCTAATACACCTACGGCAGTAGTAATTAATGTTTGACTTCTGGCAGGTCCTTTTCCTTTTTCAGAATAAACACGAATAACTATTGCTCCTCTAGCGTTATCAACACTAGAATTTAAAGTTGTTTCATTAGTTATTCCAAAGATAATATTTACAAGTACATATTCTGTAACACTTCCAAGAGGTGCAGCCGTAATATTGTCAAAGAATACTGGAACGGAAGGGGATAAGTTTGTAAATGCAGTAAGAATTGGATTTTCTACTGCTGCTCTAATTGCTTGATAATTCATTTGCCTTGAGGATTACGTTTAAATGCAAATTTAGCTCCAGCTTCAACAGATTTTTGCAATCCACCACCATTAAGATATTTATTATACCAAAATAATGGTGCAGTAATTCTTGCTCCTCCAGGGCCAGGAGAAAGCTGACCTCTAAGAGTGGGAGAATCTGGATTTCTTTTTCCTGTTCCTCCAGGTATAACTTCCCCTAATGGATCCCCAGGTCTGGTTGGATCTTTTGGCCTAGGAAAATTAGGAGGAGTAAATTTACCTTCTTCTATATCTAATGCGTATTTAGCCCATTTAGAAGTATTAGTAATTTGTAATTTATTAGCTTTACGAACTGCATCTTTTGAAGTAGATAATTGAGGAATATTACTAAGTTTGTAAGGAAAACTACCAGATTTTCCTATTTTAGAACCTTCTCCTAACGGAACTGCTTCCCAGCTATTTTTAAATTCTCCACTCCATTCTGGTCCTTCTTCTGCTAAATCATTCATAATCTGTACCGCAACCGTTCTAACTGTTTTGTTTAATTCTTTTCTTTTTTCAAGGTTAAAATTTCTTACTTCATTACTTAACTTTCCAATTCTTCTTCCACGTCTTGTAACAAAAGCCATTACTGTATCCTCACTGATAAAGAGTGATATACAGGTTTATCTCCCCTGTATGTTCTAACTGATATTATCTTACCTTCTACTGTAGAACCTGCCCGTGGATATTGAATACGATCTGCTTGCGTAGGATAATAATCTCCTAATTCTGAAGCACCAATTAATACTGTTACATTTGTTCCTTGCAATACACCATCACTTTCATTTGAATTTACCTGTGAAATAACACCTTTTACAGTTACGTTTGTATCAGATCCTGTCACAGCACCAGTTGTGGGATTATAGGTACGAGGTGTTGTCGTTTTTACATAAGTTATATCCTGACCAAATTGTGATAATACTTGTGCTGGTATCGAACCAAAAATGTCATCAATAGCTGCCATGTTATCCTCTCATTACTCTTACCTGATAACTACCACTACCACCAGAACAATATGCACCAAGAAAACTTTGTAACCAAGGATATACATCAAAAATATTATTTACGGTTCCCGTGCTTTGTGATCTTTCATTATATTTAACTTCTAAATCACCAATCTTTACCTCTGCTGGAACACCTGCTGTACCTGTATTACCTGTAATTGCATCGGTATCATTTGCCAATGCTCTAGCCAGTTCATACTGTGCATATTTAATATTTAACGGAATAGTTGAACAACTTAATTCAACTCTATCTACCTGATAATTTGTTCTAGGAAATTTAAGTGCTTGATCTTCGTCACATCTATCTCCATAAAAAACTAGATTATCTATTTCTCTAGTAGCTGATATTAGTGCTCTATTCTTTTGATCGTCTGTTTTATTTGTCCAAGTGCTTGAATCAGGCACAGTTTCAAAGTAGCTATTAGCTTCTGCCAATGTGACATAGCTATTTGCAGTTTCACTTTTTATAGTTGCATTTATGGTAGCTGCCACGATCAGTTAAGTAAGTTAGTTTTATTGTAGCGTAAA